ATGAATCAATAATGACTTTTGAAGAGAAAGAAAGTGTATTTGATAAAACAAATAGAGTATATGATGAAGATGGTATTGCACCAACACTTACAAGCACAAGTGCGGATGAAAGAATTTTAGTTCGAGAAGTTACGCAATTAAATACATCAAAAGAAAGTGGTGGTATTCAACCATATCAGCAAAATAGAATCTATGATGTAAAAGGAATAACACCGGCTCTTTGTGCAAACAAATCTGATTTAATAATAAACACAAGTAGAATCCGCAGACTAACACCAATCGAATGCGAAAGATTGCAAACAGTTAAGGATGGATATACTGAAGGTGTTAGTGATACGCAAAGATATCGAATGCTTGGAAATGGATGGACAGTTGATGTGATAGCATATATATTTAATTATTTAAAGCATAATGTACCTTCCTAATTATACTGCCAGACAAGAAGAAGCATTAACTGCTTTATCACCATCATGCAATATTGAAACAGTGTTGTATGGTGGTGCTGCTGGTGGTGGAAAAACATTTCTTGGATGCTCATGGCAAATCAACAGAAGATTAAAATATCCTAATACTCGTGGAGTAATTGCCAGAGCAGAATTGAAAAGATTGAGACAATCTACAATGGCTACATTCTGGAGTATTGCGAACAACATGAAATTGGTAAATGGCATTCATTACACTTATAACATGTCTGACCATATCATAAAGTTCTATAATGGTTCTGAAATTATGCTTCTTGATTTAGCATACAAACCATCAGATGCTGAATACACAAGGCTTGGTTCGATTGAAATCACAGACTATTTTGTAGATGAAGCAGCAGAAGTAAGTAAGAAAGCAGTTGACATCCTTGATTCTCGTGTTAGATATAATCTGATTCATAATGTTCCAAAAGGATTGCTGTCATGTAATCCAACAAAAGGATGGTTATATTCAGATTATTTTGATGCTGACAGAAAGAACACCATTCGTGAAGATAGATTCTTTATCAAAGCACTACCATCAGATAATGAATACCTTCCAGAAGCATATCTTGAAAAGCTATCCAGACTTCCAGAAAGAGATAGAAAGAGATTGAAGGAAGGTGATTGGGATTATGATGAAAGCAATGATAGATTATTTTACTATGATGATTTGCTGCGCTGTTTCAGAAATGAAATTATTGGAAACACTATGCACATCACTGCTGACATTGCTGGACTTGGTGATGATAAAACAATCATTGGTTTGTGGAATGGATGGTCATTGGTTGATATCTTCATGCTGGAAAAAAAGTATCCAAATGAAGTTGCAGATTTCATTCGTAATTTAGCAAAAGAAAGGAATGTTCGTCTGGCTAATATTGTTGTGGATGCTGATGGTTTAGGAATTGGTGTTGTTGGAATACTGAAATGTAGAGCATTCAACAATGGTGGTAGAGCAGTAGACAATGAAACATACATGAACTTGAAAGCAGAATGCTATTTCAAACTTGGTGAGAAAATAAATGCAAATGGAATCACAATCTGCACAAGCAAATTCAAAGAAGAAATAATTCAGCAAATGGAAGTTGTGCGTGAATCGAATGTAGATAAAGAAAAGAAGAAGCAAGTCACCAGCAAAGATGAAATCAAAAAGCAACATGGATATTCTCCAGACTTTGCTGATATGATTATGATGCGAATGTATTTTGACTTGTATCCAAACTATGGTAAGTATGCAATCAGATAATTATTAATTAAAAAAAAACACACAATGATTTTAGACAAAAGTATTACTGGGATTCCACAAGAAATGTGGAATGAATTGAGCAAATTTGTAATCAATGGAAGAGTAATTAATGACTTGCTATTGAACAGAAAACTTGTGAAAGAAACTTTGAAAGTGCCTAATCCAAGATGGACTGGAAGGTATTTAACACAAACAAAATATGTCTGGAAAGATGGCTTTGTTAGTTCATCAAATCAAGTCTATTCACCATCTTATCTTCTTAATCTGGTATCCATGTACATCAATGATTATGGATATGTTGTTACTGGAAAAAATGAAAATGGACATTGGCAATTATACAAGTCTGAAGTTTCATGGCAGTTGCCCGATGGTACAACACACACAGAAAATGAAAAACTAATTACCATTGTAGTAGATGATACATATGTAGTCTTTGATGATTTAGAAAACAAGAATCAATGGTCATTCAACTGGATAGTAAATGGAAAAACAACTGTCCTTGAATATGATGTTTCAGAGATTGCAGAAATCATGAAGGTTAGTGAAGATACAGTTCTTGAAATGCAGAATGATTTTTTTCATGGAGACTATAAAGATGAAGATACACACATCACCAATATTTTTCCATCATTAGAATGGGATGGTAATTTGCTTCGCGGAACATTCTTTGTAAATGAAAAAGAATGGAACACTTTTAATTACTCACAACTTCGTACTTGCTACGGAACAGCACAAGGTGATTTCAGAATATCATGGACATTGTACAATGGCTGTGAAAGACCAGCTAATGCAATTGATGCTGATTCAACTGGCAATTTTGGAGAATGCTGGAAGTCTGGATATTTAATAAAAGAAGATGCAAATTCTTTTGTATTGAATGTTGATTCCATTGCTGATATTGATTACACAACTGATGCTCACATCAAGTTCACAATACACTTTCTACCATTGACTGGTAAAGAATTTCGCTTAGAGATTTATGCTAATCTAAAAACAAAGAAGATAAGTCTATCTCCATTTGCTTAAAATATCAAGTGTGCACATGAGCAATTGTGTGCACACTTTTTTAACTTTTAAAAACGAACACATGAGAAAAATAAATGAAACACACATTGTCATATTGGTATCAGTTATCCTATTAACTATTTTCTTTATTCTTCTTTCCAATAGAAAACGTGAAGAATTGTCACCACTTCAAATTGAGATTCAGAATCTGGAGAAGAAATTGGAAAAGCAAGAACGTATGATTCATGATATGCTGATTGAAATAAAAATGCATTCAGATACAGTGTACTTCTATGAACAGAAAAAGCCAATCATCACTAATAATTATTTTGAAAATGAAAAGATTATTCTTACTGCTTCTGATAGCAGCAATGCCAAACTTCGTTTCCGCAATCAACTTGAATTTGAGAGCAGATACTTCAAAGGTAGATACACTCCAGTTCAATAATGACCAAGCATTCAATCTATGCTATAACTCACTTGAATACTGGTGGTATTATTCCAAGATACAAGATTCAATAATCATGCAGCAGAAACATATGATTGAAAAATACATAGTTGTCACTGGGATTCAATCTCAAAAGGAAGAAGATTTAGAAAGCATGTATAACTTGAAGAAGCAAGTAGAGATGGATGAATCAAATAAGAAATTTGATGATGAAGTAGTGCGTAAAAAACGATGGAGAAAAAGAACATTTGTTGTATCTGCAATTGCTATTATTGAAGGTGCAATAATCTACCTAATAATAAGCATGTGAAAATTGGGAAGATTGGGAAGATTGGGAAGATTGGGAAGATTAGTAAGATTAGTAAGATTAGTAAGATTAGTAAGATTAGTTAGTTCAATCCCATCAATTGCTCATTCTCACCTATCAATTCAAAATCATAAAAGAAGGATTCAATTCCTTCCATTGAAACGATATAGATTACAGTTCCTTTTCTGATGATATAACCAGTTACAAATCGTAACCGACTGTCTACATCTGACCTACAGTAAACGATATCACCTATTCGATATCGTACTTTGAAATTCAAATCTATCATAGTATTTGTCCTTCATGTATTCTGAAATTCTGCACACTGAAACCATCTTTTCCGCGCTTAGTTACTATGGCAAATCCATGATTGTATTTTGCAAACGGTGCGTATTCTGGATTAAGTTCACTCAAGCATCCAACGCTCCAGCAAGTAGTCAATTTTCCGTTAATATCCTTTTCTGTGTGTTCAGATGTCTGGTGTGAATGCCCACATATTGCAGAAGACTTTGCTCTTAAGTACAATCCCCTTGCAACATTGACTGGAGAAAAAGTTGACTTACCAAATTCATGACCATGAACAACAGCCAGTGAATTGATTCTTGCTAATTGCTTACCATGAATCACATCAATTCCAAATTTATCAAAGCCTAATAAGTTTGATAGTTCAAAGTCTTCAATTCCATCCAGTGCACTTGCATTTTTGCGTATGTATCTTTCATATCTTTCTTCATGATTGCCCATCTTCGCATAGATTTTTGCTTTTGGAAACTTGAATCTAAGGAAAGAAAAGAATTGCTTTGTCAATTGAAGTTCTGATTTGAATGACCTTCTGCTTTTTTCTTTTTCAAAGCTACTGATTTCATAGCAATCTATATAATCACC